CCATTATCGCTGTGTAGAAAGATGCCGGCTGCCCGTCAAGCCTCGAAGAGTCGGCTGCCGTCTCACTCTTCCCGAGCTTGGCATTGAGCTGCCCCTGCAGCTTCGCAAAGGCTTGCAACACCGTGTCACCGGCCAGGATCGCAGCGTTGACCAAGGCCCCCATCCCAGTGAGCAAGGTCAAACGGACCCGAGCAGCAGTGAAATACAAATTCGTCGGGCCTTCTGGCACCTGGTCAGTGGACCCGGGCGAAGACGGGATCAGGACATACGTGGCTCCGCCCCAGCGCCATTGCCGGGTCGGATTGGACGAGCTGTCGCCATCGTTGATCGCGATGTAGATTTTTCCCGACTCACCAACGGCCGGAAAGTCCTCTCGCGCTGGAAACTCAAGGACGTCATCGACAAAGCTCGGCAACTGCGAGGCTGGCACCAGACCATCAACCAGTTGCGCTACAGATACGCCAACGGCCGCCCTTGGAAGCGCCGAATCAGCCTTTGCCTGAGCTCTTGCTGCATCAGTAACGCCTTTATCCGCTTTTGCCTGGGCCTCAGCTGTGCGCGAGTCCAGTTCGGAAAAGTTGGCATTGATGACCTGGCCGCCCGAACGTAAATCCTGGCCGGTTCCGTCGTTCGGCGCCGAGCCGATTTTGAGAGGGGCAATGCTCATGGGTGGAATGCCTGTTCGAAGGTTGCGGTCAGTGAGTAGATTCCGGCCCCCATCGGCGATGGCTGGTATGTATCGCAGCGATACAGGCCCTGCTCGCCAAGAGGCGGAGTCCAATAGAACGGGTCGGCCCCGGCATGCGCATCGAGAAATTTCTTGATCGGCATGATCTTGTCAGCCCCACCTACAAACGTGAGAGGCCATGATTCCGATTTGTTGTTGATCCCGTCGCGCGCACGCTGCTCGTAGCCATCCCCGAACTTTGCGGACTTGTTCCGAAAGCTCACGGTGCCCACAGGTTCAACCTTTGGGCACCAGGTAAATGTTTCAATTGCCATGATGTCTCCAGGGGAGGCCTCGAGGTACGAGGCTGTGTTTACGACCGACCATTGATTGCGGTCCAGATCTGGCCGCCCGGCTTCAGGTCCCGAGCGATCTGATCAGCGGCGCCCTGCTTGGCTGCCTTGGCGTAAGCCTGGGCAACCGCCTGGCCAGAAGTGGCGTCTGCGCCCCCACCCTGGCCTTCCGGAACGGTGAAGTTTTGCTGGATGATCACCTGGTTGCTCGATCCCTGGCCGCCTCCCACTGCGCGAACGCCGAGGGCGCCACTCGAGGTCCTGGTCAGAGGCATGATCGCCTCCGCACCAGCCTCGCCCATCACGCCTGCTTTCCCGTTGGCCATGCCGAACGCCGTCGGCTGGCTGACGACACCATTGGTGAATGCGCCGCCGTTTGCGAACAGCTGCACACCATCACTCCAGGCGCCGCCCTTGGCCTGGGGAAAGTACGTGCTGGAATACCCGGCCTGAGTAGAGCCAGCGGAAGCTGGCCCGCCAAAGTAAGACCCGGCGGCCGACGAGGCGAGCCCGAACAAAGAGCTAAGCGCAGAAGAGGTCGCCTGCCTGGCAGCAATCCTGGCCATGTCCGCAAGGACGGACTTTGCGAAGTCAGTGAACGAGAACTTCCCCGTAGTGGAAAAGCTCACGACCGCATCTTCCATTGAGGTGAAAGCGTTCGTGAACAGGCTTTTGGTCTGGCCGGCAACATCCCTGGCGCTGTCCAGATAGTTCTCGTAAGCCGAACTGGCGCCAGCCACCCAGTTTGATTGCTCCTTATCAACCTGGCTGTAGTAGCCCCTCTGCAGGTCCATGCGCTCGGCCAGGGCCTGCCGAAGCATCTCTGTTTCCTTGTCGTACAGATCCTTGTTGATCTGCCCTGTATTGAGCTGCTTATTCAGTTCTGACAGCTGCTTTTGGTAGTCCTGCTGAATCGCAAGGTCTTCCTTCAAGCGCTCCTTGAGCTTGTCGCCAGACCCGGAGCCGGCCAGCTCAATCTCGAACCCTTGCCGAACAACCTGGTTCGAATCAGTAAGCGTTGCGCGGAACGCCGCGAGCTTGGCATCGTCCTCGTTCTGCTTCTTCAGCTTGAGCTTTGCATCCAGCTCATCAGCCAAGCCCTGCAGGCGCTTCTGCTGCTCAGCATTGATGCCAACCAACTTACCCGACTCGATCTCAAACGACAGCTTGGAGGCCTCGCTGGCCTTGTTGCGCTTATCGACGGTTGTGTTGATCAACTCGATCTGTCGCTGGTAGCTCTCCTCGGCGTCATCACCGCGCTTTTTCAGGGCCGCTGCGTCGGCCTTCTCGCTCGCCTTTGCAGCCTCCTCGGCCTTTTTGTTGGCGGCCATCGTCTTTTCGATGGCATCGATATTCCTTTGCTTGGCGACCAGCAGGTCACCTTCCCCGGCTTTCAGCCCCTCGAGGAATCCGCCACTGATTCTGGCAGCCAGCTTTTCGGCATTCGTTCTTTTGCCCGCGACGGCTATCTGCTCATCAAGGCTCCTGGACATCTCCTTGTAGACTTTCGAGACATCAGCCGCAGCACTCGAAACGCTCGACTTTGCAACAACCGCATTGAGTTCTTCGATCTTCGACTTCAGGCCATCCACGGCCTGGGTTGCCGTGTCGAGCTCCCCCTTGGCTTGAACCAATTGGGCCTGCCACTTCTCCTGGCTCGGGCTTTGCGGGAATCGGCTGATATTGTCATTGAGCGTGAAGACCTTGGCCGATACCGCGGCGGCGGCCATAGAGGCGCTTTCGAGCTTCTTCGTGTAATCAGGGATCGCCGCGGCCGCCTGGTTTGAGGACAGGCTCAAGAAGGTGGAGTCAAGCTTACCGATGCGCTCATCAAGCTCAGCAGACGCCCGGTCCGCCTCGCTCGCCCGTGTAACGAAGTAGGTCAGCGCGCTACCGGCCAGCAGGATGGCGCCGAACGGCCCACCCAGCAGCGCCATAGCGGCAGACGCAGCTCTTGCCGCAACACCGACAGAAATGAGCCCCGCAGCAGCAGGCCCTGAAACGCCAGCCATGCGAGCCAGTGCGGCCTGATAGCGGATAGCCTCAACCTGGGCGGCAGCAAGCGATGCAGCTGAAGTCAGTGCAGCACCAGCCAGGCGCGTCGATAGCACCACTGTCAGCGCTATGGCCGCCTTGCCGAGGGTCTCGATTGCCGTCTTCGCACCCGGCGAAGCCAGTGCGTCATTCAGTGCGAATACTGCGGCCTTGGCAGAATCAAGGCTCCCCTCACCAGTCAGGAGGTCGGAGACCGTGTTATGCAACGCTTCGAGAGCGCCGCCAAACGTGTCTCGCGCCGCAGCGGCAGCGCCGCCGTATGACTCATTCAGGGCCTTGAGGATGATCCCCTGGGCGCCGGCGACGTTGCCGGTTGACTCCATCGCCAGGGCAAGCTTTTTCTGATCCTCGGTGAATCGAAAGCCTTGCTTGGTCAGTGCGCTCAGGCCTTCCGACGGAACGTCAAGGGCTCGACCAATCAGCTCAGCAGCTTCCTTTACGGTTTTGCCGGTGCGAGCGGCCATGTCGGCAGCAGACTGAAGAGCCTTGTTGAACTGATTCCCCACAACCCCAGTAAATGCCAGGAGAGTGGTCTGGGCCTGGGTGATATCGCCGCCCGAGAATGTGGTAGCCCGCGCCATGGCATCGGCCATTTCGTTCAGCTGGGTGCGGTTGTAGCCCGCGGACTCTCCAGTAGACCGAAGAACAGCGCCGAGTTGGGCCTGCTCTTTTTCCGCGTTTCGGGTTTCAGTTACAAACCGCCCGAAAATACTGGCGACCGAAAAGCCTGCGACTACGCCCGCTGCGACCTCTCCGAGAGCACTCCATGCCAGGGCCGCCTGTTTTGCTGCGACCACCATCTCACTCGATGACTGCTTGGCCGCTCTGCCAGCCTTATCCATCGGCCCGGTAAACCCGCCAATTTTTGCTATCAGGTCGAGGGTAAGGGTACCAAGTGAGCCGGCCATGCCTTTCTCCGCAATAAGAGACCCGCGCAGGGCGGGCCGCGCTTCTCAATCGGAAGCTTGTTTTTCCAGCTGCCAGCGGCTCAAGCCCATGAGGCCTGCGCCTCTTCGAGCGATTCGATGCGAGGATCCATATGCGGCGCGAAGTCCTGCTGATAAAGCCTTGTCGCCTTCTCGCCACGGACCCAGTTGAAGTGGTGCGCCAGAGCCTCGGCAATGGCCATCTCCACCCGCATCCCTTGGTGGAGCGATCCGCGCCTCTGGCGAAACTTCATCCAGACCTGAAACTCGGAATAGCTCATGTTTTCTTGCGCTTCGGCGATGGTGCGGCCGCCTATTCCGTTCATCACGAGCTCGCACCACAGTTCATCAACTGGCTCTAGCGCTTCGCCTTTCCCGCGCTCTGGACCTCACCAATCGCAATCAGCAGCAGATTGGTCAGGTCCGGATCAAGCGCCCCCTTCTCGGGATCTGCCTCGCCAGTGATGTCTGCCACCGTGAACACCGGTTTCCCTTCGGCGTCGCAGATGCTGGATGCAATGCGACTGGCCAGCGGATCAGCACCACGGTGGGCGGCGATATCGCCCACCGCGGTCTGGTACGAAAGCGGACGGACGTAGCAGGTGAACTTGGAGTCCCCCCACTCAATTTCCTTTTCCACCGGGCGAGCAGTGAACGCCTTGGACTTCTTCAGGTTTGCGATATTCAGTTCCATTAGACGACAGCCTTGCGAATCCAGGCGGAACCGCCAGAGCGCTGAATCGACACTGTCGACGCAACAACGGCGTTCTGCGCAAACGTGAACGGGAAGTCGGAAACGTAACCCTGGAAGGCGAACCAGGTCCGGGTTTCCGGCAGGTCGAAGTCGTTGCCGGCGACAAGGGAAACAGTCGCCGCTGCGCCGGTACCACCGCCGCCACCGGTGAAGCTCACCGCCGGCGCGCTGGTGTAGCCGCTGCCCGGGTTGGTGATGGTGATGCCAGTCACCGCGCCCTCGACAACAATCGCGGTAGCGGCAGCACCGGCACCGCTACCGCCGGTCAGCACAACCGTCGGGGCGCTGGTATAGCCACTGCCGCCAGCGGATACGGAAGCCTTGTCCAGGCTGCCGGAAGCCGCGACAGTCGGAGTGATGTCCTTGCCGTCGGACCAGCCAACCGCCCACTTGATAGTGGTGTCGCCATCAGCCTCGGAGAGCTGGTGCAGGCGGATGTGGCTCGCGTTGTTCGGATCAGCGTTGAGGCCGAGCGAGGCCTGGCCTGGGGTGCGCAGCCCCTTCTTGTAGGTGCGCTCTTCGGCAGACAGGCAGGTGTCCTCGATCTGCTCGGCCGGCGAGCCGCCCGGGTCGAAGCTGGTGGCGCACTCAACCTCCATGACCGTGTAAGGGCCGGCGCCGGATACCGGCGGAACCAGGGCGTAGACCTGGGTACCTTGCGACAAAATCGACATGGCTTTCTCCATATGTCGGGCAAAAAAATACCCGCACGCGGCGGGCAAGTTGTGGGGTGGGGCTCGTTACCGCGTAACCAGCCAGCTCACGTCGAAGCTGTACCGGTAGTTCTTCGTTGCAGGGTCTCGGCTATCGCCGCCCCATCGGGTGATATTGGCGTGAAGCTCGATCGCGTCACGGATGGCCTTCGCCACAGCGCGGGCCGACGGCCCAGTGGCTGCGTAGACATCGACCTGCAGCCGGTATGCGTCAACGTCCGGGCGGCCAGCCAGGTAGTTCTCAGGGCTGCCTCCAACGGTCTGCCAGACTGCGTACAGCTTCTGGCCGTCCTGGGGCGCATCGCCGAACGGATAAAGCCGCAGAGGCGCGCTGCCGAGGAGCGCAGTAACGCCGGCGTCCTGGGCGCACACAACGTTGATCGGTGCAAACATCAGCTACTCCTGTCGAGCTTGACGCGCCGGCGAATAGCCCGGTCGATCCCCTTCTCGAACTGGGTGACAAACTCGTTGGTGACTTCGCCGATGTGATCCTCGAGCGCCGGGCGGGCGACCGGGTCGGCGGCGATGTGTTCGGTGCCGAACTCGAGCAGACGCCAGTGCGGCGTCGGAGCGTTGACTTCCTTGCCGCCGCCCTTCTTCAGCACTGCGCCGTGCAACACACCGATCCGAAACCCAAGGCTGCCAGTGCTCCGGAACAGGCGACCGTTCCAGCGCAGCACGATGTTGTCGGCGATGGACCGACCGGTCTCTGGGTCATCCCAGCGGCGAGCCCCCTCCCTGAAGTGCCCGGCCACCACCTCGGCCGCTCGACGAAGCGCGGCGCGCCCGGTCTTGCGCCTCACCTCTTCGTTCACCGTGGCCAGCTTCGAGAGCAGGCCGTCGAGGCCCACCAAGCTGAACTGGACTTCATCAACCATCGTTGACGCCCTCCGAATAGGGCAAGGTCAGGTAATCCAGCCCCGACTTCGGGTCAGGCAGAACGCCCTGGATGTTGTAGACCTGCCCGCGATAGAGCCCGCGCATCGCAGCCTTGATGTCCGACCGCTTGCGGATGATGATACGGCCGACCACTTCTGACTGAACAGCCTTGGCCGCGATGAATTCTCGACCGCTCAACGGCTCAATCGCGGCCCAGACACTGGCGACATCAACCCACGTCTCTGGCAATGGCTCCTGGGTTTCCGGATCAACGCCGACCACCAGCCTCTGAAACTGGATACGGTGCCGCAGATCACCGGCTCTCATACGTTTTTCCAGCGATGGGGTTTCCAGAGGGCGTTGGTCGCCATTGGCAACTCGGCCGTGATCGTACCGACCACCACCGATTCGCGGCTGTTGTACCAGGTACCAATCAACAAGAGCGCACCCTGCATGATCGCCTTGCTCATGATGATCGAATTCCCGACTGGATCAGGTAGGGTTTCCCCCGGGGCGACCAATGTCCGATTGGTCCAGGTCTCGAAAGCACTGAGGGCTGCATCCGTGTAGCCCTGAATCAGCACATCCTCGTCGTCATGGTCGACCCGCAAGTGAGCCTTGACGATGGGGAGATCAAGCACCAGTTGGCACCAGCGCCTGCAAGGCTTCCTTGTTGGCGGACGGATCGAACTCGATCCCCTTGGCGGTAAGCCAGGCCTTCAGTTCGGGAACTCTCATCTTGAGCGGGTCGCCACCGGCGTCTTTCTGGGCCTCGATCGCCGCGTCGATTTCTTCCTGCGAGCTGCGCGATGCGTAGCCATCCGGCGGATAGTTGACAGCCGGGTAGCCCGCCGCGACAAACTCGGCGATGGTTGGCCCATCCAAACGAGGGCCTGCGAGGCCCTGCTGGTCGAGATAGTCGGCCACCCCCAAGTGCTCAACAGCCACCAGCGCGCAGCGCTCCGAGACATCCTGCTCGCCAACAGGGATCTCAACTACTTGATTGCCATCCACCGCGAACGGGAATGGTTTTTTCACGAGAATAATCGGCATAAATCCTCCGGCAGGTCAGGGCGCCCGGAGGCGCCCGCCCATTCAGGCAGCAGCGCTCAGGGTCAGAATTTTCACAGCCTGGGAGTCGACCAGCATGCCGCCGACGCGCTTGGTGGTGTAAAAACCAACAAATGGCTTGTTGGTGTAAGGGTCACGCAGGACGCGGGTGCCGATGCGGTCAACCACGGTGTAAGCGCGCTTGAAGTCGCCGAAGGCAATGGCGTTGGCATCAGCTGCAACGTCTGGCATGTCTTCGTTTTCGGTGATGCCGTAACCCAGCAGAACCGACGGCGCCCCCGCTTCCAGGCCCGGCCGCCACAGATAGTTGCCTTCACTGTCCTTCAGCTTGCGAACGTAGGCCACGGTCAGGTTGCCCATCATCCAGGAGCCGTTGGCGCGGTAACCGGCCTTGAGCGCGTGAATGAGATCGATCAGGTTGTCGCCGGTGATCTTGGCGGCCGTGCCGGTGATGAGCTTTTGCAGAACGCCGAACGCGCGGTCGTCGTCGCCCTTCAAATCCAGGCCGTAAGCCAACAGGCCTTTTGGCTTGTTGACGCCGTCCCCCTTCAGAAAGGCATTCCCTTCTTTCTCGGAGAAGTCGCGGGCAACCTCGCCGTTCAGCCAGCCCTCGGCGTCAAAGAAAATATCATCGAGGCTGGTCTGGGTGGCCTGTGGGTTGGCGTAGAGCTCACCCATGAAGGCCGAGATGTTGCCCAGCTTTGGGGTGTTGGTTGCCGGACGGGGATCGGTTTCGCCAACCCAGCCGGCGCCGTTTCCGCCAAGGTTCACCAGCCGCTTGTAATCCGGGCTGCCGACAGTGATCTGATTGCAAACCTGGCGCATCGGCGAAGTGTCGCGGAGCAACTCGATGATGCTGCGGTCCAGCTCTTCCGGAACCGCGAAGCCACCATCCGCATCGACGCCGACCTGCAACGCCTTGGCCTGTAGTTCGCCCAGGCCGGTTTCGATACCCTTGCGCACGAACTGCATGAATGCGGCCTTGTGCTCGCTGGCCGCCTTGGTGCCGGTGCCATCCGGGCGCTTGAGCGAAATCAGCTCTTTTTCGAGCTCGCTTTTCAGATTGTCCAGCTCGCTCAGCTTTTCGTTGAGCGTGTCAACTTGACCAGACAGCTTGCCCTTCTCGGCCTCCAGTCCATCAATACGCTTGTCGTTCTTTTCTTTGAATTCGTCGAACTTCTTGCCCAACGCTTCCGCCACGTCCTGTACGTCTTTGATTTCAACAGCCATGAGAGGCTCCTTACATTCGATCAGATAGAGTTTTGAGGAATTGCAGTGCTTCGTCGGCACCCGCCTCTCGCGGTGAAACTGCGCCGTAGCCCTTAGCCATAAAGGCCTTGGCCTGGGAGCCAGAAAACCCAACCTCTCGAAGGGCTCGCTCCACTTTGCTGGGCGGCGGTGTTTCGCCGCGGGCCAGCAGAGATTTCACATCAGTGATCCGGGCTTCGTCGTTGGCCGGAAAGGTGACCAGGGACACTTCCCATAGGTCTATTGCCTTCAGGACCCAGACGCCCTTTTCCTTGTCGTATTCGTAGTCATCGAGCATGTAGCCGATAGACATGCCGGTCAGGCTGCCGGCCTTCATGTGGCCGTGGGCACGCTTGGCAAGCGGATCTACATCGATGAGCAACTGGCCTTTGACATACAGGCCGACGTCGTCCTCGCGCATCTCGGTGTAGATGCCGATCGGCTCGCTCATGTTGTGTTGCCAGAGCATCGCCGGGAGGCGACCTTTCTCTTTCCACTTGGCCAGGCTCGCCGCAAACGCGCCGCGAATCACCACGTCGCCGTAACTATCTTCGACGCCGAACACGGAGCCATAGCCTTCGAACTCGCCGCTATCGCTGACCGACTTGATGGTCAGCGGCAGATCAAGGCGTTGTTTGGTCTGCATTTGCTGACTCCGGGTTGGTTGTCATGTTCATGGGCGTCAAGTAGATGTCGCCGCCCTCTCGGGGGTTTTCGTCTTCCAGTTCGCGGCAGTCGTTGGGGCTCAAGATCCCCCACTGAATACCCTTGCCGTAGGACTCGTAACGCCCCTTCAGGTCGCCCCGCATGAGGGCGCCCGCGTTGAATTTGGCGTAGTGGGTCAGGCGGTCTTTTTCGTTGAGCAGGCCAACCTGGATGCGGTGCTCGATGCGGGTCATGATCGGAACCAGCGAGTAGTTCACGAAGCTCATGCCCATATGCTCGATGTTGTTGAGCGTCATTTTTTCCATGCTGGCCACCAGGTGGGGCGGCACTCGGAACAAACCGCAGATCTGCGCCTCGGTCATCTTCTTGGATTCGATGAACTGGGTATCCTGGGCGTTGAGGCTGATGGGCTTCCATTCCAGGCCCATCTCCAGAATCATCGGCTTATAAGCGTTGGCAACACCCATGTGTTCGCCTTGAAACTCAGTTTTCAGCCTGGCGAACGCCTCATCCGTAAGCTCTTGGGCTGTTTGCAGGACACCGCTGGTAACCGCGCCATTGGTGAAAAGCTTCGCCGCATGCGTATCCATGGCCTGACCAAGCCCTAGCGCCTGGCGCGCGTAAGAGATCGGATTGAGCCCGTTCAGCCCGTCCAGCGTGAATAGCCGAACATGCCAAATCTCATCCTGCGTCAAAACCTTGGTGCCGGACTTGAAGCTGACGGTGTACTGAACCGTCCAGTCGTCATTGAGTTTCGGCACCACCATGTCCGGGTTGATCGGCAGCAACTCGACAACATTGCCAAGGGCCATGACCTTATAGGCAAAGAAGTTCCCACGGAGACAGAGGCAGGCCACGAGCAACTCCCAGAATTCCTGGGAGGTCATGTAGCCGTTCGGGGCCATGGTCAGAAGCGGATACAGTCTATGCCCGGTCGCTGGGAGCCTGACCCGACCGGTTTGGCTCAACAGTCGACACGGCAACATCCCGATAGACTCAGCCAGAACCCGGACGCAGTTGAAGACCACCAACTGCTGCATGGCGCTGGTAGTCGTGACTCGCTGTCCGGCCGCCGACTCATAGCCGGCACCCAGGGCCTGGGCCAGCTTCTCTGATGTATCGATTACTTGGGGGTCGCCCTTGATGCCGAAGAACCGGCCGATGTTCTTGAATAGCGACATTAGAGCTTCCTGATTCCGTGTTTTGCGATGTGACCAGAGAGGGTTTCCTCTGGGTGGGCATTTGCCAAAATCCTCCCGATAGCCATGATCAGCGCGACCGCGCCGTCAATCTTGTTGTCATCGCCTTGCTTAATCGGGCGCACAACATCGTCATTGCCAGGCAGGTTCTTGCCGATCACGTTGCCGATGCACCAGGTCATGATCGGATTCCCATCGTGGTGGAATCGGCCAGACTCAATGGCCGCCTCCAACTCCTTCATGGGGTCCGACATGTTCGTGTAGTTCTGGGTGATGGTTACGGGGTTTAGCCCCTCATCATCCAGGTCATGGCTCAGGCCTGTTGCACCGTGCGGGTCAATAGGGCACCACCGAACCGGAGCCAGGTGATTCGCCTCCTTGGCTTCATCCAGGATTTCGCGGTAATCAATCTCTGCGCCGTCAGTGGTATGCAAACTCCCGGAGTTGATCCACGCCTGGAAGCGCTCCGACATCCGTTTGTTGTCGGTGTTGTAGGCCGTATCCTCCGGAACCCAGAAGCGCGGCGACAGGCAGTAGTAGTGCGTTCTGCCATCAATCACCCGCCAGAAAAGCCGGGCCATTGAGTTCATGTCGAGCTTGCGGGCAAGGTCGAAGCCCAGGATGCATTCCTGCCCCTCAAACTGCTCCAGAGTCAGTGACCGGTCTTCGCAAGCCTTCCAGCTCTCCATGTTGAAGAAGCCGGCCTTGGCGCTCACCCACAGATTTAGGTGCTTGGTCTTAAAGGTGTTGGTGAACCGCGCCGAGCGAATCGCTCGCGCAAGCTGGCTTTCCAGGTATTCCTGGAACACCGACACCCCCATGCAGGGATTGGCTTTGGCCAGGTTCTTCGGGTCGGTCCATTCGTCGCCCTCATCCAGCGTCCAGATGTAACCGAAGAGCTCCGGGTCTGGGACCGTGCCATCGAGCATCTCCAGCACCTGGCGGCGCTTGTCGTAGCAGGGACCCTCGATGTTCGCACCGGCAGTGGTGATGATGAACATCAGCGGCTGCCGTCTGGCGCCCATGCCGGTCAGCATGGTGTCGTACTGTGCCGACGTGTCGTGCTCGTGAAATTCGTCAATGATCGCGCAGGATGGCGAAGCACCATCACCCGGGTTGCCGATCAATGGCTCGAAGCGGCTGCTGTCGGAAGGGATGTTCATGTTCGAGGCGTTGACCTCGATACCTGCTGCCTCGAGCAGCATCGGCGAGCGCATAACCATCAGGCGCGCCGGCCGGAAAACCTCCCAGGCCTGCTTCTCGGTCGTGGCGCCGGAATAGACCTCGGCGCCGAACTCGTTGTCAGCGACGAACATCCCGATGCCAACACCGGCAGCGATGACGCTTTTGCCGTTCTTGCGGGGCACCTCCCAGTAACTTTCCCGGAAACGGCGGTAGCCACCTTTCTTCCGAACCCAGCCAAACGTGCAGGCCAGGCCGAAAAGCTGCCAGGGCTCAAGGGTGATCAGTTGCCGCTTGAACGCCCATTCGCCTTTGGTGTGAGGCAGGAGCTGCATCAGGCGCAGCTTCTTTTCGGCCTTCTTCGGATCGAACTTGTACGGGAACGACTTCAGGCGACTGGCGGCAACGTCATCGAAGTGCCGCTGGATGGCCTGATGGATGTACCGGCACGCCGGGAACTTTCCTTTCAGAACGGTTCTCGCCCAAGCCATCGCCTTGTCGACGCTGGCATTGGGTGATCTGGCCATCAGCTATTCAGTACCTGGGCGAATTCGTTGGTTGATTTCTGCTTGTTGCCGCCCATGATTCGGGTACGGCTGGACGGGTCGAGACCAAGCAACGACCCAAAGGTAACAATCTGGCGCATCGCTTCGTTGGCTGCGGTCAGGGCCGGGTTCTTCATTGGCCCACCCATCGCACCAGTGACCACAATCCCATGCTCGGCGACAGCCGCCTGAGCAGCACGCCAGTTCTCATAAGCAGTGCAGAACGCCTCGACGTTGTGCAAGTCGGTCAGCGCAACAACGCGCTCCCGTAGCAATTCAGGGATCAACATCCGCCACATCGTCGCCGCCCGATCGCTCAACCACTCCGGCGGATCAATATTCGTGACGGTGGAAAACTGGGGCTCGTTCTTGTTCAGAGCCCGTTTTCCGGGGTTCCCAGCAAGCTCTTTCTTGGCCGTCGGCTTAGGTTTGCGACCACGGCCGGCGACCGTGGCGGTGCCTCCCATCGCGCAACTCCAGATTTTTAATTTCGCGGTCGTGAAAATTCAGTTGAGGGCGCGGTCTAGAAGCAAAAATCCCCAGACTTTCGACCCTCCCCCTCCCCACAAACGAGAATTCGTCTCATTTCGACATTTTCGGTCGATTTCCCCTGATTTTCATGAGAATTCGTCTCATTCACAGGGCATCAGGCCCTGGGCACCACAGCGTTGCCCCATCCGCCATCCTCGGCGGCTGTCTTCCTGCTGTGACAGGGGTGGCACAGGCCCTGCCAGTTCGATCGCACCCAGAACGCGGTCTTGTCACCACGATGAGGCACGATATGGTCGAGGTCAGTGGCAGCGACCACCAGGCCTGCCCGCTCGCACTCGGCGCACAGCGGGTGCTTGGCCAGGTAGGACTTGCGAGCCAGCTGCCACGCGTAGCTGTACCCACGCTGACTGCTGGTCTCGCGCTGCCGCTCTCGCTGCTTGGCCTCGAAGCCTTTGCCGATGTCTGCATGCTCATCGCAGTAGCGTGGGTTGCGGGTCAACCTGTTACAGCCCTGGGCATTGCACGGCTTCTGTGGTCTCAGCGGCACGGGGTACCGTCCATGTAGTACGCCGGGACAGCATCAGGATCTTGGTCGCCCTGATCTTCGGCCAGCGCCTGGATCAGCAGGCCCTGCTGCTCTGACATCTGACTGAGGATCGCCGTCTGCTTCTTCTGCTCGAAAAGCATCTGCTCCATCCACAACTCCATCAGAGGCTTTTTCCGAACAAGCCCTGGGAACTGCACCAATTGCTCCTCTTGCTCGCTCATATGCAACCGCACTCCACTTCTTCAACCATTCGCGCCGGGCGGCGCATCCACTACAAGCCATCACTCAGCCTTCCGACCGGGAAGCTTGATGTCGGCAACCCGCTCGGCAACTCGATCAGCGATGGCCGCGATCTTCTTAACGCCCAGGAAACCGACGAACACACCGGTGGCCGTCGCTAGGTTCTGGGGCAGTCCGAAGTACTCGAGCAGCGGGATCAGGCCAAGCGTTATAAGCGTGCAGAGCGAGGCCTCAAGTAGCGCCTGGCGGGTACTGCCACCACCGTAGATGATCCGCAGGACGCCAACCACAAACGACAGGGCGCCGGCGTAGATCGTTGGCGCGTGCTGGCTCAGCCACGCAAACGCAATGATCCAGGTGTCTGGCTTATCGGGCATGTTGGGCATCCAGTGTCCTCCCCGATCAGGGAGCAAGAACGAAAAAGCCTCGCACGATGGCGAGGCTTATGAATGGGTCTGAAAGCAAAAAGCCCAACTCAGGGTCGGGCTTTGCTCGCGGAAAAACCGCAAAGTAACGAGAAAACTATATGTCGGGACCGGGCCTGTCAAGCGGCTTTTCGACGGAAGTCCAGCGCACCGTCGATCCAGGCTATGCCGGCCTTCCAGAGCTGCCGCGTCTTCTCTTCGCCGAAGCCCAGCTTCTTACCGACCTCCATCAGCGAGCTGTCGCGAGTGGTGTAGTACTTCATCAGGACCTGGCCGCATTCGGGGTACCGCTTCAGCAGGCGCCCCATCAGCCCATCGATCAGCAGCGCATCGTCATCAGTGATGATCGGCGACAGGATCGTGTTCTCGCGAGAGGCGCAGCAGGACACCCCGGACCCCAGGACAACCCAGCGACCCCAGTGCTCCAGCAGATCCTCGGCGGTGCGTTCTTTAAATGTCGGCGTGAAGGCCATGGCTCAATCTCCTGTGAAGTTGGTTCCGCCGGCGCCGCGGCGGTTGTTCTGTTCGTAGTAGTCAGCGGGGCCGGCAGGCGGCGATTGAATCAGCCTGTTGACCTGGCCCTGCACGACACGCAGGCGCATGCCGAGCTGGGTGACGAGCACCTCCAGCGGCAGCGGCAGACCGGTGTCGGCCGAGACCCAGCCCGAGGCATTGCACTGCGTGCAAGCCACCTCATAAAAAACACCCATCACGACTGCCCGGCCACGGCACGCCGCGCATTCGGCAAGTGCGATCTGCTCAGCCTTGAATGAAGGGCCCGTGCGGCGACTCATGCCGCCTCCAGCAGTCGCCGGTGAAGCTCATAGACATCCGCGCCACCCTGGGCGGAAGCGTGTTTGATTCGAAGCTCAAATCGATCCTTCATGGTGATCAGCAGCCACGTTTCCGGGCCTGAGCGCTCGAAATGAATCGACCTGATCTCGGCCGGATTCACGGCGAGGCCGGTGTGCTTGTCGAGCAGAATCATCATTTTTAAACCTCGCCTTTTACGGATTCTTGATTTGGCTGGAAGCCGCGCCATTCAAGGCCTCGGCAGCATTCTGCGAATTTCCATTTCCACCGCATGTGCACCCATGAATAGAGGCGAAACCATTGCCGTCTAACCATGCGTGCCACTTCTCCAGGGCCTCGCGCTTCAGCACAGCGGCCGACGTGTGGATGTAGGTCTGAACGTTCCGGCTCAGGGTGTGGTTGACCAGCATCTCGCCAATGAGGAAGTCCACTCCCAAATCTGTCCAGGCGGTCCGGGCAACCTTGCGCAGGTCATGGCTTGTCCACTCACCCTGACCCAGGCTGGCGAACACCGCACAGGCCTGGCCCTCGGTCATCGAGCGGCCGTTCTTGGATGGGAAGAGGTAGGCACCGGCATAGCCACGGGCAGACTGCCAGTCCCGGTACCGCTTCAGCAGCGCGCCGACCTGCTGGGTGATGGGCAGGGTGTGCTCGCAGCGGGTCTTGGTGTTCTCTGCCGGGATGAACCACTCACCCGCCTCGCCCAGGGTCAAGTGTGCCCAGCGGGCCTGACGTGTCTCGCCGACCCGGGTGCCGTGGCAAAGCATCATGAGGGCCAGCATGCAGTCGGCCGGCGCCTGGTCGAACCCGGCGGCCAGTTGCCCGAGGATCGCCTCGATCTGGACGGCGCGCAGCCGGGATGTCTTGGGCTGGATTTTCGCCTTGGTGAAGTCCGTGAACTTGAAGCCGGCAATCGGGTTGGTGGCGATCATCTTCAACTTGAAGGCCTGCAGGAAGGCCACCACCAGCACGCCCCACATCAGGCGAACATAGGACAGGCTCAGTACCTCCTGCAGCGGCCACATGACGGCCTGATCCAGGCTCGCGCGTGTGACTGCGCCGACGGGCATATCCGCCAGGCGCGGCAGCAAGTGGCAGGCGATGGCCGACTTTGCCGTCTTCCGGCGCTTCGCGGACAGGCTACGGTCCCGCGATTGGCGGTCTGCAAACCAGGTCAGCAGCTCGCCAACCGTGTTCAGCGTGCCCTCAACAGCGGATGCCGAAGGATCGGCTGCGAGCCGGGCACGGATCTGTGGCAGCACGCCGAGCAGCACCTTGGCGTTCAGGTCGGGGTATCCGGCGATACGCTCCCACTTCTTGCGGTTGACCAAGTACCAGGTGCCGCGCTGGCGGTCCTGGGCGAAGCGCATGTACAGGCCCGGGTGCCGCGGGTCGCGCAAGGTGGTCACCGCCAGGTCGGCGGCCTGCCGGCGGATCTCCGGCTCGGTAAGCGAAACAGTAACGGTGGTCATGCGGCGGCCCTCGTTTGGGGTTGAAGTAGGTAAGCGCGGATCGCCTCGATCGCGTCGACGTGCCCGCGGCAGACGATGGCCAGGTAACCCTGATCGGTCAGCGCCTGGAGATATGCGTCCTGCGCCGGGGACACCGCGGCGTCATAGGGCGCCCGGGCTTTGAATTCGATGTACAGGTCGAAGTGGCCGCCTCGAGCCATCGGCAGCACCAGGTCCGGGACGCCGGCCTTGACGCCCTGCTCCTTTAGCTTGATCGCAACCAGCTTGTGGCGGTGGCCGCCATTGGGGACGTGGTAGATCAGCTTGGCCGCCCGCGGGTAGCGCAGCGCGATCTCGGTCATCAGGGCGGCCTGTTCCTGACCCTCGCGATCCACGGACTTCTTCCTGACAGGCTTTGCGATGTAGGGCTTCACGCCTCCACCTCCACGCCGTCGAGCCACGCCATGAATGCGGCCGGCACATCACCGCCGGCCTCGGCCACGGCCTTGGCGCAAAGCTGCACCAGGTCGGCCTGGCGACCATAGGCCTCCTCGAACCGAGCCTTTTGCCCGTGGACTGCGAAGCCGGGGAAACCGGCCGGCCCGTAGCCGTGCTGGTGGTGGCCGGCGCACAGCGGTAGCACGTACCAGTGCGCATGAGGCTTGGTCCGGCCGTCAACGTGGTGGATGCTGCACTGGTCGTTATGGATGTCCATCGCCACCCGGCAAGCGATGCAGCCGACCGTGGTGACCAGCGTGTCGTGCCAGCGCTTCTGCACGGCGGTGACGGTGCGACCCTTCATGCTCTCTCCAGAGACGATATCGATAACGTCGAAAGTGGATGGCCACATCATCTGGCCGAATTTGATGGCGGCGGTGCTGTGCTCGAACAGGGCGACGGCGCGGTCAGGACCGAAGGACAAGCCGAGCCTGTGCGAGCAGCAGTGCACGGCGTAGCGGTAGTTCGCCGGATCGGTAGGGGCCAGGTGCGGGTCATGCATGGCGCGACTCCCCTACGACGGGCGCCGAAGCCTTCAGGCCAAACCTCGCGAGAAGCTGAAGGCGCGCTGTCTGGCCGTCCGCCGGGATACCCATCCTCGCAACCTGGGCATGGGCGACTCGCTCGGTAAGTTCGGCAGCGCGCTGCATTTCGGTCTTGTGGCTGTCATGGCTGATGCCAATTGCGATATCGCGCAACGGCTCGCCATTCATGATCATTCGGATGGTGATGTCGTAGTTGCGGTCGAACAGGTCGCGGCCAATCGCAGAGTCTTGGTCGTTGAAGTTGCCCACCTCGGACTGGAGGGCTGCGTGCCTTACGGCCTCATGGGACCAGGTCCTGACACCGCCGCGGCTTGGGTGGAGGTTCTCAATGAGCTCGTTGTAAGCGGCAAGGTGGCTCGGGATGCCGAGCATCTCCGGCGTCGGCTGGCACATCTTGACGAACTTGCCGATGCTAGGGATGAAGTCCGTGCCCAGCTTTCGGCAGTTCACGACACCGAAGCGGATCTGCTCGAGCTGGCTGATCCCCTCGGCCATCAGCCCTTTGACCCAGCTGCGCTTGGCATCGTCCTCAGCCTTGGCATCCGGCCACGCCTGGCGCCACGCCGGGAAGATCGACTTGAGCTCGCGGAACAAGGTATTCACGACCTCGGCGGTCGCGGTATCGATCTGCACCGGCGGCGGAGCGCTGAACACCTCCGGCGGAAGGTTGCCCATCTTCGACAGCATGTCGGTCATGGTCTTGGGCTTGAACAGCGGAACAGGCTTTGACATCAGACACCTCCCAGGTCATTTGCCCAGTCCGTGCTATCGGACTCAGCCTCAGGCTGAGCGGCCGACGCCGCTCGTTCACGCTTGATCCAGCTGATCAGCTTGAAGCACCAGCCCGCGGCGGTATCGACGACTGAAGTTTTCGCGACGAAGAACCCCTTGAAACCGGCGAGCAGTTCGTCAGTGACCGAGTCGACAGGCAGGCCGGCGATTTTCAGCTGGGTATCCAGGCAGCCCACCGGCGCATCCCACTCAGCGAACATCGCGAAGCGCTGGCGGTCGTCGAGTGCGTCGATGGCTGCACGGTCTTGCTCGGCGATCACATCGGGAATCTCGCGCTGCTGCTGCTCTTTGGTTACATGATGGTTAATTGACGTATTGGGTGCAGCCGCTGCACCCCGTTCTGTTCCAGGCTGCACCCCGTTCTGTTGCTGGTTGCACCCCGTTGCGTCATTTGCACCCCGCTCAGCACGAGGTGCAGAATTTGCACCCCGCAATAGTTGGAGGTCGTAGACAACTGGGCGGCGGTCATGGCGATCAATGTGAACGGCGGCAATGGCCTGATTGCCCTTTTTGATCCACCCGGACTGCTCCAGGTCATCCAGCTTGTAACGCACGGTGCGCTCGGAAAGGCCGGTGTCCTGGGCCAGGGTCGAAGCCGACGGGAAGGCCCCGGCACCGTTCGATCCGGCGTAGTTGGCAAGGCACAGCAGCACATGGCGAGCGCTGGAATCCTTCAGGGCCTGGGTGGGCAGAGAGAGCGCCCAGGACATAGCTTGAACACTCACAGCGGGTTTCCTTGAAGTTGTTCGGCGAGGGTTGTGATGCCCTTCCGGGTGACCATGACCTGCTCCACCACCTTGAGCTGCTCCTCTGCGCCGCTGCCGACCTTCACGAACTTGTGCTCGAGCAGGCCCGCGCTCATGCGAGGCTGGTACGCGGACCAGGCAGCGAACGAAGTGCGGCGGTAGATCCAGCGGTTGTCAGCCATCCACTTGATGAGCTTCAGCGGGCCTATGCCTAGGTGTTTGGCGGCTGATGTGATGCACATCGAACCTTCGGTTTTCGCCAGGCGCTCGAGCGCCTGCACCTTCGGGGCCTGCTGTTGGATCAGGTGGTGCAGGCTGGTGTTCTGGTCCGCCAGGTCGGCGGCAAGACGCAGGGCATCAGGAAGAGTCCGTGGAATCGCGACGGCCTGCTGCGACTGATCTTCCAACTCCTGCCAGCGATCAATGATCCTGGCGCGCAGTTCAACGCTGTACCCCGACACCACCACCAGGGTGTCGCGCTGAGATAGCAGGAACTCTCGATAGACCTGGCCGTTTTGCTGGTGAATGTAGGGGGTGTCGTTTGAAGAAACGACACCCTTGGAGACCAGCGCTCGGACGGTTTTCAGAACGTTGTCATGCGTACTACCGGTGAGTTCGGCGATCTCGCGCGACGACATCGTGTGTCGCGACACGTTTTGAGATACAGATAAAAGTGTCGCGACACGCTGGCTATTGCCGCTACTGGCTTGATTGTGCATAATCACTCCCGCAAAGTTTTTCCGCTGTTGAAAAAGCCGACCTAGTCCGTCGGTTTTTTTGTGCCTTAAATTCAGTTACTGGATAAATCCACAGCCAATTCGCATCACTACCCTATCAGCCCGCTCCCCCTGGATAATGGCTACCAATGCTCAGGCGGGCGCCTTCTTCGGTAGCGCTTCCGCGAGGAGCCACTCAGCAGAGAATCGGCCGCCCGAAGCTTCTGCCAGCGAGCGGGCGTACTGCGTCTCGCCCGAATACTCCGTGCGCGGAAGCGAGTCGGAAGAAAGCCATTTGTAAATGGCGCGCTGACTAATCCCACAGATCGTCGACGCCTTGGCGACCCCGCCAACTATGGAAATCGACTCTTTGAGTGCACTCATCTGGCGCCCCTTTGGATTTAATATGAACTGTAGGTACATATTATGTCGGAACTGAAAGTACATGCAAGCCTGTGCGACACTGAACCCATGGTACAGATCGAAGATTTGCGCAAAGCCTTTTCAGAGCGGCTGAAGACTGCATTGGTGGCGAACAACGCCAAAATGTGGGGCGTGGGCGCGCGCCTTGCAAAGTTCACTGGCGTGACCCCGAAGGCAGCCAGCAAATGGCTGAACGGCGAGGCGATGCCATCTGGCTTACACATGATGGCTCTAGCTGCCGGACTTCAGGTTCGACTTGAATGGCTTGAATATGGGATTGGCGAAATGCGGGCGGTAACCTACCCGGGTCATCTCCTAGACGGCGACTCCAGTAAGCTGGTAACTGTTGAAAGCATGGACGAGGGAGTCTTGCTGCTACCACCGGAGGCGAGCCTTGATAGCTCGAATGTTGAGCCTGGGCCACCTATAGTTTCTAGCACGCGAAGGATCGATATCGTGGGAACAGCCCAGCTTGGGCCGGAAGGATACTGGGCCGGCCTGGACCAGAGCGCGGGCTGGGTGGAAACTTACTCGCGAGATCAAGATGCATACGCACTTAGGCTCAAGGGCGACTCAATGGCGCCGGCGATCCGCAGTGGATGGGTTGCGGTATGCGAGCCGAACCATCGCCTGGTTGCTGGAGAGTACGTAATGGTCACCACCAAAGATGGTCAGAGCATGGTCAAGGAGCTGCTGTTTGAGGCAGAGGAAGGCGTGAGCCTGATGTCCATTAACACAGCCTATGGCGAGCGGCGAAGTATTGCCTGGGAAGACATTGAGACCATCCACTATGTCGGGGCGATTCTTGGCCCGAGCAAGGTGCTTGGTCGAATCTGATACCCGGGAGGTTCCGTGAGCCTGGCCGGACCGAACTAGCAAGTACGCCACACGAAAAGCCCGCCAAGCGCGGGCTTTTTCGTGCCCAGCGAAACCACCAGTAAGAAATCCTTACACATAACTGTAGGAAATTTGTCTTCCTTCTTGCCAATGTATGCCAGCAGAAATACTGTATATACATACAGCAAAAGGAGTAGCGACATGGCAAAATCCCAGAAAAAACCAAGCCCTCCAACTTCGTTCGAATTGCTTGGCCACCGGGTTCAAAGGGTACTTAGCTTGCACCCTGCTCAGAAGGCAAGGCGAGCGGTAATCCATAGGGCGCACAATGAGTCGCCGGAAGACTGGGCGAGGCTGCTTGACGACATTGCCGAAACCGAGAACGTGACCGTTTTGCGACAGGAGGACGGCGGGGCCAGGGTTTCATGGGGTGAACCAGCAAACATCTGAAGATCGATCCTGACGGAGCCCGCCGTGCGCGGGCTTTTTTTCGTGCCAAATAAAAATATGTACTTTTGGTTCTTGACCAAAATGAACCGTTGGTACATATTTACTCCATCGCCGGATAACAACCGGCCACAGCAAGGCAGCGATGAACCGGCCTAAACGGTTCAGAGGGTTGGCAACTGACCCAGGTGTGCAGCGTAAAGCACCGCAACCAGTTATCCGGCGGACAAGGTCGCGGTCGGAGAAACAACTTGAACAGATCGGTACCGCGCCAGTAGCGCCAACGATCGCCGAATTTTTTCACTGGCTGGCCTTGGCGACAGGGCCAGACGGGAAAACAACCGGGAGTCAAAACGATGAACACCATCATCAACGGCACATGGAAAGGCCAGCTCGGTATGGGCCTGGCCCCGAAAGAACTTCAGTACCTGCTGTCAGCGGCTCAGGGCAAGACGGCGAAGGAGATCGCCAGGCAGTTCGACGTCGCGGCCTGCACCGTGGTCAAGCGCCTCAGCAGCGCGATGTTCAAGCTCGGCGTTCACCGCCAGACCGCTATGGTCGCCGAGGCCATGCGCCGGCAGATCATCTCGCCGATGTGCCTGTTCCTCGCTGCGCTGGTGGCCATCCACGCAATGGCCGGTGACGACGCAATGCGGCGTGACCGCCGGGTGCCGGAGCGCCGCACCGCCCAGGTTCGCATGGTCAGGACGGCGGCACGGCCCGAGCTGATCGCATGACCGAAAGCATCACTGCTGCACCTTGGCGACAGGGTGCAGCGGGATGACAAACCCGACAAGCACGGAGCACCAAATGAGCGAACAAACACTTCAATCCATGCTGATGGATGGCGTTACCCGATTCACAATTAGCAGCAAGCCAGCTGAAATCATCGATAAGCATGTGGAAATCATGTTCACCGACATCATCAAAGACAATTTCCGCAGCTACAGCGACATGGGAAAGCTGGTCAGCCAGGCAATTAAGGACGCACTTCCGTCCAACGTCAGCGACCTGTTTGAGCTGACTCGCTACAACGACCTGATTGCGACCGCGATGAAGTCGCAGTGGGAATCCTCAGGTGTGACAGGGGAAATGCTGCGCCGTTCGCAAGCAGCAATCGACGAGGCGCTGAAGGACGACATTGTGCCGGAATTTGTGAGTCTCAATGACTTACTCAATGAGTTCGTCGAGGCGCATAAAGAGCGTGCCGCCGACAATCGCTGGGAACGACCGCGAATCAGTATTCGCGAGGATGACTCCGGCTACTCAGGCAGCAAGCACCTGCACATCTGCTTTGATCCTGCACCGGAAGAATGCGGCTACTCGTCCAGCTACGGCGACGGCGACCGCAAGCGCAGCGAGTGGGATTGCGCCAACCGCATCAGCGTCAGCATCAAGGGCGAGAACGCCGAGAAAAACGAATACGGCGAGGTCTACAGCGCGCAGCTGGAAGGAAAACCAATCGGCCGTAACTTCATGATCTACAGAAAGTGGGAAAAACTCACAGCAGCCTTGTACTTCGGTGGCGCGAAGCTGGTGATCGACTGTGATGAATCCGATTTCAGCTACGGCATCGATGACTGAGTAACCAGTGCCACAACAGCCTCGAAAGAGGCTGCATCGGAATGTCGGCGAGTCATGAAAAAAGCATCTCCAGAGCAATCGGATTGTGGCGAATACCCGGACGCCGATTGCAAAAAATGGTGTGGACCGACATTCCAATGCAGCTTCAAGGTGGTCACTGCCTGCCCAGTGAGCGAACAGCGGGAGAATCATCATGAAGAAATAGCCGAAGTAGAAGCCCTTCCCTATGAGAAGGCATGAGCGCTCACGTAGGGAGGTCTACGCGACGCAACAAAGCCCGGGCTTGCTCGGGCTTTTTTACGACTGTCGTTACCCGTCAGCACTCTCCCCTGCGCCCACCGGAACCCGCCAGGCGGTCAGAGCGCTGACGAATAGCCGCAGCAATCCACAAAAGGAATCGTCATGAATCAGACAATTCGCCAGAAGCAAGCCGTCCTGCAGGTGCTGCGGGATCGCTTCGCGCTGTCCACTGCCGAGATGTACCAGAAGATCGGTCGCGCCGATCCCGCCCGGCCGCCGCGCTTCAATGTGGTGCCCCTGGGTCGGAACACCTTCGACGTTATCGAGCGCGCCACCGGGCACTCCCGCGGCGCCCGGCAAGGCCACGACACAGCATGCCGCTACGCAGACCAACTCGAGCACAACGCTGACTTCGTCGGCGCGGCCCGGGCCACCGGCAAACGCCTCTTCCGCACTCTGCTTCGCTGGACCATCGGCATGGCCCTGATGCTCGCCGTGTTCGCATGGTACGGGGTGCGGCAATGATCGGCATCCCGATGCCTGACCCTCGCCAGGCCGTTATCGAAGACCTCGCCCGGCAGATGGATCAGTTCTTCGGCGCTGGCGGGTCGGTGCGTGAGATTGCCCGCGGCGTAAGCGCTCACGCTCCGCACCTGGGCACCACCGGGCATCACAACCGGCTGCGCGCCGAGCGCGACAAGCTGGCTCCCAGCGTCAAGGCCCAGGCAGAAGCAGGCTGCACCGCCGCCGAGGCGGCCAAGGCCCTGGGAATGCACGTCAAGCGTGTCCAGCTGATCGCCCGCGAGAACGGCTTCAAGTTCCGCGAGCCGTCGTGAGGCGCATCAACAAGATCACCGCCGCGCGGCGCAGACCAACCTGGCTGGCAATCCCGGCAAGCGGAATAGAAGAGGTAGGCCATGGCCGAGGAGCAGCAACAGCCGACGGCGGAAGCCGTGAAGCAGCGCCGGAAGCGCGAGAAAGTAGCCGAGAAAGCCGCTGCATTGGGCGTCGAGAAATTTACGGTTGAGGTGGCCGGCGTCTTCAAGTCGGACCTCAAGCGCTTGATGAAAGAGCACGGCTTCAACAGCCAGCAGGAGGTCCACCAGAACCTCATTCGCAACGTGATCGCCGCCGACTTCGAAACGGCGGCGCAGATGCTTAAGTGTGTCACGACACCTTTTGTTGTTACCGAAAAGGTGTCACAGCTCATTAGAGCGGCGGGGCTGAAGTCGCTCGCCGACGACCCGCCTGAGCCTGACGACGAAATCGAAAGCCCCGCATAACCCACCCTACTCGCTGCATCCGGTCACGGAGGGCGGCGCCTACCCGAGGTAATCGCAATGCCCGCACGTCACTGCATCATCCACAAGATCGACAAGAAGCCCGACGGCAACCCGGCGGTACTGCACCTGGCAGGCGGCGGCATCGCCGAAAGCCAAGCGCGCGACGACCTGGTGAGCCAGTTCAACGAAACCTACAACGCCACTGCCGGCAAGGTCTGGGGGCTCTTTCACTCTGAGTCCGGCGCGTACCCGTTCAGCGGCTGGCTCGGGAAGTACCTGGCTGGTGTCAGCGACTTCCTCAAGTTCACCACCACCGCCGTCGAGCACCTGACCAGGCTGATGGAAGAGTCGAACCTGACCATCGGCGGCCACGCCCTGTTCTGCCACTACCAGCAGGGCATGACCGAATACCTGATCATCGGCCTAGTACAAGAAACCGACGCGGTGGCCATGACCGACAGCCTGGAGCTGAAGCCGGTCCGCCGACTGGACCTCGACCGACTCACTCTGGCCGCGCGCATCAACATCTCCGAGTGGCAGAACAACAAGCAGTCCAAGCAGTACATCTCGCTCATCCAGGCCAAGAAGGGCCGGCGCGTAGGCGAGTATTTCCGCGACTTCATCGGCTGCCAAGAAGGGATCGACGGCCCGAGCGAGACCCGCACCCTGCTCAAGGCCTTCAGCGACTTTGTCGAGAGCGAGGACTTGGGTGAAGAGTCGGCCCGCGAGAAGACCCACGCCATGGTCAGCTACTCCATGGCCCAGGCCAAGTTGGGCGAGCCGGTGAACCTGGGCGAGCTGTCGGAACAGATCGACGTGGACAATCCCAAGACCTTCGCCGACTTCATCCGCGACAATGACTACGGCCTGTCGTCGACCATCCCCGTCGACAAGAAGACCATCAACCATTTCCGCCGCTTCACAGGTCGCGCCGAAGGCCTGTCGATCAGCTTCGATGCGCACCTGCTGGGCGACAAGATCGAATTCGACGAAGCCAGCGGCACCCTGGTATTGCGCCGGCTGCCCACTCTGCTGACTGACCAGCTCAAGCGCGCGAAAGCCTGACGCCAACCGTATAGCACGGCCCTGATTAGGGCTGTGCCTGACTGGAGAGAATCAATGAG